GACGTTCGTCGGTTTCAGCGCCAGGCGCTCCCCGTCATCCTGGCCGGAGAGCGCCAGGTGGCGAGCCTGACTGCGTCGTACCTGGAGCAGCTCTACAAGGACGTGGACGGCGGGGCGCGACGCGTGTCCCTGGACCTCGACAAGGTGACTGGCAAGTCCCTGCGAGGCGTCGACCCGACTGACGTCTACGAGCGGCCCTTCAAGGAACTGCGGGCCGCACTCGGAGAGGACGTCGCCCTCGACGAGGCCATCCAACGAGGGGCCCACCGGCTCGAAACCCTCGTGAAGACGGACCTCCAGCTCGCCCGTACCCATACGGTGCGCGAAGTGTCCGACGACATGCCTCAGTTCACGTACACCGTGCGGGAGTTGCAGGGCGAGTACGACTGCGCGCTCTGCATGATCGCGTCCACCCAGCGCTACCACAAGCGGGACCTCGCCCCGATCCACCCTGGCTGTGACTGCCTCGTCAAGTTGGTCACCGCTGACTACGACCCGGGCCAGGTCATCGACGAGGAGCGACTCGAACGGGTCCACGATCTTGTGGCGGAGGCCGTGGGCAAGTCGGACCGCGGAGGACGTGCGGTCGACTACCGAAAGATCATCATCGCCAACGAGCACGGAGAGATCGGTCCCGTTCTCGGTTTCAAGGGCCAGCGGTTCACCGGCCCTGACGACATCAACCTTCCGACCTGACGCCCGCCACGGGCCGACGACTCCCGACAGGGGAAACCTCATGCCTCGACGCACTCTCGCGCGCCGTAACGCGCTCATGACCTTCTCTGCCCAGCCCTGGACCCTCTTCGAGGACGACCCGGGCGCTGGAGGCGGGGGAGGTGGCGGAGGTGAGCCGAAGGTCAACGAGCACGGCTTCCCCGACAACACCCCGTGGCGCGAGATGGCTCCCGAGCATCAGGCCGCGTACTGGCAGCACCACTCGAAGAAGTGGGAGACGGCTGCCAAGTCGGCCCCCGACGCCACGGAGCTGGAGCGCCTGCGTGCGGCGGAGGCGGAGCTCGCCACCCGCAAGGCTGCGGAGCTCTCCGAGACGGAGCGGCTCCAGGCGGAGCGGGATGCGGCAGCCGCGGAAGCCGCGACCGCGAAGGCGGAGCGTGACGCTGCGGCCCGCAAGGCACTCGTCCTTGAAATCGCGGCCTCGAAGGGCCTGACGCCCGCGCAGGCTGACCGCCTCCAGGGCTCCACGAAGGAGGAGCTGGAGGCCGACGCGGACGCGCTGAAGGCGCTGTTCGTCCCGACGGGCACCGACGGCCAGGGCGGCACCGCGCGCTCTGGTGGGGCCCGTGGCTCCGACGTCAAGCCCACATCCACCGTGTCCGCGGGAGCCGACCGCTACCGCCAGAAGCACGGCAAGTAACCCCCTTCTACATCGGAGGAATCCGTATGGACCTCAGCCTCAAGAGTGAGAGCTTCGTCCAGGACCGTCGCGACTGGCTGGGGTCCCAGCACGGTACCGACGCTCCCGTGTCCGTGACGCTCGACGTCGGCAAGTTCACTGCCGGCACCCACTACCCGAACGGCTTCATCAAGAGCGGCATCCCGCTGGGCAAGGTCACCGCGACTGGGCTCTACGGCCCGTACCAGGGCGACGCCACGGACGGCCGCGAGACCTGCGTGGGCTTCCTGTTCACCGCGCAGGACGTCGACGCGCGGCAGGTCGCCTCGACGAAGGTTGTGGGCTCCATGCTCATCCACTGCTTCATCCGCGAGGCGAAGCTCCCCGTCGCCATCGACGCCAACGGCAAGGCGGACGTCGCCGGCCGCATCATCTTCGTCTGAGAGGTAGGGCATGCAGCTCTTCACTGAGTACGCGACCCCTGCGGAGCTGACGGGTTACGCCCGTGAGGCTCTCCGGGACCGCGAAGAGAACCAGTTCAGCCTGAACCGGTGGCTCCCGAACGACACCGTCAACGACCTCGTCTACCGCTTCAACAAGGGAGGCGGGGGCCTCGTCGAGGCGGCCGTCTACCGGGCGTACGACGCTGAGTCGGACATCGGCTCCCGGGCCGGTGCTGCGCGAGTGACTGGCGAACTCCCGCCCATCTCGCGGAAGATGCCCGTGGGCGAGTACGAGCAGATCCGCATGCGGAACGTCGACTCCCAGGCGTCGGAGCTGCGGGACGCGATGGAGGCCGACTCCGTCAAGCTCGTCAGCGCCATCGCTGCGCGGATCGAGCTCGCCCGGGGCGACGCTCTGTTCAACGGCTCCGTGACCATCGCGGAGAACGGCGTCTCCGCCGGCGTCAACTTCGGCCGCAAGGCGGAGCACAGCGTCGCCGTAGCGACCTCCGCAGACCAGTGGCAGAACCCCGAGACGGCCCCCGCCTACGACCAGCTTCAGACCTGGCTCGACGTCTACAACGACACGAACGGCGACCTCCCCGCGTTCACGCTGATGTCCCGGAAGATCTACAACTTCCTGCGACGGAACCGGCAGCTCCGCGAGCTCGCCTACCGTGGCGCCTCGTCCGCCCCGAACGTCCTGACCCGGGACGACCTGAACAACATCCTCGGCGACTTCGACATCCCGCCGGTCCAGATCTACGACGCCAAGGTGTCCGTCGCTGGCACCGCGACCCGCGTGACTCCGGAGGACAAGATCCTCTTCCTCCCCGCGCAGGGCGAGGCGGCGGGCAAGACCCTGTGGGGCGTGCCGGTGGAGGCGAACGACCCGCGTTACGGCCTCCAGGGCGATGGTGCCGGTGTGGCCGTGGGTGGCTACAAGTCGGAGGACCCGCAGACCCTTTGGACGCGTGCGACGGCTATCGCCCTCCCGGTCCTGGCGGCTCCGGACCTCACCTTCGTCGCTGACGTTCTCGGCTCCTGACTAGAAACGCGAGGCACACACGCATGGCAACCCTGAAGTGCTTCGTCCACGTCAAGGACGAGGCGGGCGTACCCCACGCGTTCGGCCCCGCGGACGACGTCCCCGAGTGGGCGCAGGCGCTCATCACGAACCCGAAGGCGTGGGCGGAACCACCGACAAGCGCAAGTCGTTTGACGGAGTCCGCCCCCGCCCCTGCTGCGAAGGCGGCGACGAAGCGGGCTGCGCCACGGCGGAAGGCGGCGGGCGGTGGCACTGTTCGAAGCGGCTGAGCTCCGCACCCTGCTGAAGCGTCCCCTGTCGGCCGACGAATGCACGCTCGCTCACGACCTCACCGCAGACGCGTTCTACGGTGAGGTGGGGGAGCGGCTGACGGACCCTCCGCAGCGAGGAGTGAAATCCGTCGCCCTGGCCGTCGCCGCCCGGATCCTGACCAACCCCGGCGGGGTCCGGTCGGAGCAGGCGGGCGGCATGCTCGTCAGCTACGCCGACTCTCAAACGGGCGTCGCGCTCACGCATGACGAACGCAGGCGACTGCGACGGGCCGTCGGCATGGCTGCTGGGGCCTCGTCCCTGGACATCGCGCCGGAGGATGCACGTCCGACGGTCCGGGTCTGGAGAGCCTCATGAGCCTGATAGCCCAGCTCATGTCGGAGACGCTGATCATCGAGCGTCCCGGAGAGCCCGTGCGCGACTCCACCGGATCCGAAGTGGACGGACCTCCCACGCACATCGAGGTCACTGACTGCGCGATCATGAGCCCCTACGGCGTCACGGTCGGCAGCTCGTCCGAGACCCACGACGCGTCGATGACCGTCGAGTCCCGCCGCGTGTTCACGGCTCCGCTTGGGACGGACGTCCGACCGAAGGACCGGATCCTCCGCGGGGACGAGGTGTGGGAGGTCATCGGTACGCCGCTGATCTTCCCCTTGACGTCCCTGGCGCGCGTCGAGGCTTCCGTGAAGGAGGGGACCGGGTGACCGACATGACGAGCCGGCCCACCTACCGCGGACGCTACACCGGCATCGGCGGTATGTTCACCCGGCCGTGGATGCAACGCGCGACACGACGGGTAGCCGTCGACATGAAGGCCGTGGCGGAGGGCCGGTCACCCCGGGAGACGGGGGAGTACGCGAGCAGCTTCGACGTAGTCCCGGTCCTCCTGAACATCCCCTTCGAGGGGAAACCGAAGATGAGGGCCGGCTCGCGTCTGCTGAACGACTCGGACCACGCTCGCCACGTCGAGTACGGCAACGGCGAGACGCCTCGTTATGCAGTGCTTCACACGGTCGTCGACACCTTCAAGGCGGCGCATCGTGGCTGACATCGAGGCAGTCCTGAACCCGTGGGCGGAAGCGACGACCGGAGTACGTGCCGGAGCCGCTACGCCCGCAGACCTGGAGAAGAAACTCCCCTTCATCCGAATCGAGCGCGCAGGCGGATCCGACGCCCGGTTCTCCAACGCTCCTCGCGTGTTCGTCGACGTCTTCGGACGCACGGCCGACGAGGCGCGCACCGTGGCCAACGCCCTGCGTGACGCTCTGCTCTTCCTCCGCGGCCCGGTCAACGGCGCCGTGATCCGCGGTGTCCGCTGCGACTCCGGCCCCTCCCGGCAGCCATGGGCGAACGAGGCGATCCACCGTCGTGGCGCCTCGTACACCGTGAGCTTCCGGGACGCGTAAACACCTGACACTCCGACCCGCTCGTCCACGAGGCGTGCGGGCCTCTCGCATGCCCTGGAGGGCTCATGGCGGACACCCGCAATGCCGATCTGACGTTCGGCGCAACCGACTACCTGGTCCACATGGCGGCGCTCAACACTGCCTCTCCGACCGACTTCGCCGACCTCGCGACCCCCTGGCAGTGCCTCGGCTGGGTGACCACGGAGGGCGGCCTCTTCACCGTGGAGGAGGAGACGCAGGACGTCAACGCTGCCGGCTCCCTGGAGCCGATCCGGACCCTGATGACCCGGTCGACGAAGTCCGTCCAGGTCACCTTCCTGGAGGGCCTGAACCCGCTCGTCCGGTCCCTGTACGACAACGTCCCCGTCACCTCGCTCCAGCCGACCGACGGCATCGTCTCCTACGACCTGCCCGACAAGCCTGACGACCTCCGCTACGCCTTCGTGTTCGACACGATGGACGGCGACAAGAAGATGCGGCTGTACATGCCGAACGGCAAGGTCGTCGAGCGAGGCGACGAGCAGCCGCAGACCACCGACGTCATGCCGGTCCAGATGACCTTCCGCTTCTACAAGGGCGCGGCGAACTCCGCGGCCGTGAAGCGCTCCATCGACTACGGCGACCTGGACGTGTCGGGATTCTTCCCCGTCACTCCGTGACGCGTCACTGACTAGCGGGACCCCGTATCTGCGCGGGTCCGGGGTCCCGCTCCAGCTCCACAACGACCCGCGCAAACCCCCAGAACCACAACCCGCAAGGGAGACCCGCGCATGTCTGAGACCACCAACACCCCGGCCGAAGCCCAGGAGATCGAGGCGACGGAGGAGTACGCCACCGCCGAACTCGCCGGCGAGACACTCCGCGTGAAGACCATCGACAACTGGCGTCCGTCGTACCTGCGCGCCCTGCGCCTGGGTGACTACGACGCCTGGGCGGCTGGCGCTCTCCACCCGGACGACGTGGACACCTTCATCGAGGCTGACGCGACGTTCAAGGAGATCAACGAGTTCACCTCCACCGCCATGGAGGCTGCCGGCGAGCCGGTGGGAAAGCCTTCCGGACGCTCGCGCTCCTCACGGACCACGCGGAAGCGCTAGAGGCCGACCTCCTGCGGTATTACCGCCTGGACCTCCTCGACGTCTACCGGGGCAAGCTGTCCGTTCGCCGGCTGCGGGTGCTGTTCGAGCACCTGCCGCCGGAGAGCGCGACGAAGACGGCTGTCCGGGGCAGCATCCCCCTCTCCGACTTGGAGCGGGTGACTGAGGAAGGACGACCCGACCTGGCGCCGTGGAGCAGCGCGGAGACGTTGCTCGCTGGCGTGAAGGACGAGGTTCGGCTCCTGCGGTTCACGCTGCTGTCCGTCAACGGCAACAAGCCGCCGGAATTCACCCCGACTCCGCGCCCCGGTATCCCGCCGAAGCACGTGCAGAACGCTCGCAAGGGACTCACAGATGAGCAACGCCGCGCCCTTGATCCGCGGCTGAGGAACCAGCCGAAGGAGTAGTGAATGGCCGGCAACCACGACATTGTCGGTGTCGTCGGGGTCGACGTAGTCCCCGTAGCCCCGAACTTCCACACCCGCCTGAAGGCGATGGTTCTCCCCATCGCCGCTCGGGTGGGTGAGGAGGCCGGCGAGAAGATGGGCGATGCCATCTCTCGCAAGATCAGCATCTCCATTCCCGACGCTGTTGTCCGGGGCGGGCAGGCAGCCGCGAAGGCTGCCGTCCGCCAGGGCAACCAGACGGGTGGCGCCTTCGCCCGGTCCCTCCGCGGGAAGCTGGAGCAGGCGTTCCGCTCCATGCCGAAGCTGGACGTCAAGCTCAGCGACACGGGCGTCGACGCGGAACTCGCCCGGATCCGGGCCAAGCTAGAGGCGCTATCCAACAAGCGCATCGGCATCGACGTTGACGCCACCACGGCTCGCGCGCACGTCGCGGAGTTGGAGGAGGAGCTTCGACGTCTCGGGGC